CAGCGACACAAAAGTTGAGCAGATACTTGTCGCACTTGCCGAGGCTGCACCGGCACAGATCGTCGCAGCGATCGAGCAAGTTCTCGCCACCGCTATCACATCCGATCAGGCGGTCAGCATCGCCTCAAGTCCTGAGGTGTTGGCGGCTGTCACCGAGGAGCAAGCCGAAGCGATTTTTGAAGAGATTGTCGTAGAAGAACTGACCGCCGAAATCGCCGAAGAACTCGTCCAAGTCCTAAACGAAGCACCCACAAAAGTCAAGCAAGCATTCCAAGAAACAATCAATGTGTTCGCAGGTGTCTTCGACTCATATCAGATGGTCGGTCAAACCATCCCTGTTGGCGAGCGTAGAACTTTGGTCGCCGTATCAAATACACTTGTTGCGGTAGGAACCAGCCTGCGCAGAAGAAGCAACTGATGTTTACAAAATTGAAAAATGAACTGTTCGCACTCGGATTCACGCTCGGCGCATCCGCGATCACCATCATGACCCTGTCAGGAACCGTGCAGAATTGGGCGTTGTTCTTCACCTTCTTGTCGCTCGCACTACACTTGGCAGGAGTATTAACGAAGGACGGAGAATGACATGGTAGAAGAAGTGAAGATCAACAAACAGAACCCGACAATCGCAAAGTTCCTCGACTTGTCACAGCGACTCATGTCGTTGTTCTTGGCTCGTGCGCTACCAGCGGTCACTGGTGGTGCGATCATCGGTGTGTCAGTCAGCAAGGCTGCAATCTTGGCTGGTGCGATGGCTGTACTTGAAGTTGTGCAGAAGCTTGCGTCGGCGTCAACTGACGGCGATCTGACATCCGAAGAAATCAAAGAAGCATTCAACGGAGCGAAGAAGAAGTGAACGCTAAGAACTGGCCGATCGTCAAAGTAACTTTGCCAGCAGATCTCAAAGGTGTCAAACCTGGTGAGGTGCCTGCGCATCTGTTGCGCGATGTGAAACCATACGGCAAACTTCATTGGCGTGCAGCCGACGCATATCATGCGATGCAAGCCAAAGCGTTCGCCGACGCAATCAAACCATTCAAACCAACCTCAGCAGGCGACACCTACCGATCACTTGCGATGCAAACCACAGCGTTCCTACAGCGATACCAGAAACAACCAATCGAAGGCGCATCAACACGCACCTGGGAAGGTGTGAAGTGGTACAAGAAGTCGCCGACAATGGCGTCGCTCGCAGCGCCAGGCACCTCGATGCACAACCTCGGCATCGCAGTTGACATCTGGATGGCGTCTGGTAAACGCTTTGAATGGATGCTCGCCAACGCACCAGCGTTCGGATTCAGTTGGGAAGTAGTGCCAGAAGAACCATGGCATCTGCGTCTGGTAACTGGTGACAATCCGACTCCAGCCGTACAAACATGGCTTGACCGCAAGAAGGCTGTGTGACATGGACGCCGGACTTGCCACAGTTCTCGCCGCCGCAATAGCAACCTTCGGTGGCATGATCATCGCAATCATGCAACTCCGAGGCTTCCGTGAAGAGAACCGTGAAGACCACGCAGTCGTTCAAAAGCGTCTCGACAACCTGATCGACATGGTCGGCAAACAAGGCGCGAAACTAACCAGTCACCTTGACTGGCATCTAACCACCAAGGAGCCAAGCAAAGACCCGAAGGTCAAGCAGGTTGCGACACGCAAGAAGAAGTGACGGTCGTACTCGTCACTTGGCATGATGCGCACAGCGGTGCCGAATCGTGGATCAACATCAAAGACCTCGACACCGAACCCGCCGAAGTTGAATCAGTCGGATTCCTACTCGCGACAAGTGACGGTGGCAAGCCTGATCATGTGACGCTCTACCAGTCACGCAACGAAGACTCGGTTGACCATGTTTTGCACATTCCTGTCGGCATGGTGAAAGCCATCAAAGTGTTGATGGATCTAGAAATTAATACTTCAGACCGCTAAAACTAGCGACAATCAGGTGCTGTCGGCTAAGGTTGGTCGGTGCGCTCCCCACTAGGGTTGATGTAGCACCGCAACTCAGTCACCTCCTTCTGAGTTGCGTCATCCTGCACACAAATGAAAGGACCACGATGCGCATATTGACCGCAATCCTGGCAACACTCACAAGCCTCACCATCAGCCTTGGCATAGCACAGGCAGTGTCCGCACCAACCCACACCAGCGTCGCTGTAATCGCATTACAGCCTCTCTGGCAGCCACCTGTCGCCGACAGGCTTGACCCGATACAGCCGATCCGATACCGGCACGGCGATGTGTCTTGGTTGCCGTCGCTCGCCAAACAAGCAGGCTGGCCAGACCACACCATCGACAAACTCACACAGATCGTCCTACGCGAATCAGGCGGATGTCCGAACAGACGCGGCGGAGACATGGTCGACAAAGACTGCAACATCACAGGCGTCTCCGAATGGAACCACCGCTCCGACACAGGACTCTTACAAATCAACGGCGTCAACTACGACATGTCAAGAAACAAATGGGCCGCGGTCTGCCGACAACTAAACATCTGCACACAAGACCCGCTACTCGACCCGCTCACCAACTTGAAGGCTGGTCTGGTTCTGTACAACCTGTCAGGCTTCGAGCCGTGGAACCCGTGTAATTGGCGGGTTTGCAAACAGGCTAAAATTAAACCGTGACCAGCGGAATATACCGAATAGACCTCGGCAATAACTGGTTTTACATCGGCTCAGCCGTAAACCTTAAACGACGCGAGAATGACCATCGCAAACGCTTAAAACAGAAAAAACACGAAAATCAAATGATGCAAAATATTTGGAACAAATACAGTGTGTTTAAGTTTACGATTTTGGAGGAACGCACAGTAAATGAATTATTGAAACGTGAACAGGTTTATTTAGACCGACATTTTAATAATAAAAAAAATGTAAACTTTTTACCGATAGCAGGTTCATCTCTTGGCCGAGTTTGTTCCACTGATACTAAGGCAAAAATATCGGCTGCCAATAAAGGCAAAAAACATTCGGCTGAAAGTCGAGCAAAGATGTCGGCAACGAGAAAAAATATGTCGGTTGAGACTAGAGCAAAAATGTCTGCTGCGGGTAAAGGTAAGCCAAAATCAATAGAGCATCGCGCGAAGTTGTCTAATGCTAATAAAGGTAAAATTTTATCTGCCGAGACTCGGGTAAAAATATCAAATGCAAAAAAAGGTACGGTTGTATCGGCAGAACATCGCATAAAATTAGCGCAGGCGCGTAAAGGTAAAAAGCATTCGGCAGAGACTAGGGTTAAAATATCAACTGCCTTGAAAGGTAAAATTGTGTCAAATGATACTCGAGCAAAGTTGGTTGCTGCTTGGGTGATTCGTAAGGCTCGAGCCGCTTAAAGCCTTGTAATTAGCCCGATTTGGAGTATCCACCACATCTGTCCCATAATGTCCTATAACTGTTACAGGCAATAACTACTACTAAGGAGGGACAATGAAACCGCAAGAAAAAATCAAGTTCACATTGGCATTTATATTGGCAGGATGGATGCTGCTGCTTTTTATGCCACGTCTGCCGCAAGAAAGTCCAGCAGGAAACGCAGAAATATTTATCTACGCAATCTTGAATTTTTATGCAATGTTCCATGTTCGTCGCTGGACTAAAGAAATCAAATAGTGGGCGACTACGGAATCGTTGACGTCTGGTCGGAGTCAAAGAATGTATTTGAATTACTCCGACCAGAATGGCAACAGTATGCAACTTGTCGTGGCGAAGGCACCGACATCTTCTTCCACGAAAGATATTTACATGCGGTCCGTGAAGCAAAGAAACTTTGCGACATCTGCGTGGTGCGCCAATCTTGTCTAGACTTTGCGATAGCGAACGATTGTGTCGGCGTGTGGGGCGGATTGACAACAGTTGAACGAAGGAATGAAACCCGAAGACGAAAGAGGTCAGGAACTCATGTCAAATCCACAACGAAGAAAAGGTACGCGCGCCGAATTGCAGGTGGCGAAGTTCTTCCAAGACCGAGGACATCCAAGAGCCGAAAGAAGTAGAAGTGGCTGGTCGGACGACCGCGGCGACATTGACGGAGTTGAAGACCTGACCGTAGAAGTCAAGGATCAACGCCGACACGACATCGGTTGCTGGTTGAAAGAACTAGAAGTTGAGCAGAAGAACCGTGGCACTAATCACGGTGTTTGCGCTGTGAAAAAACTTGGTGCAGTCGAAGTAG